AAGATCAAGGCTGGTACTAAAGGTGGTAAGGGTGGTCAGTGGTCTGCTCGAAAAGCTCAGATGCTTGCTAAAGAGTATAAAGCTAAAGGAGGAGGGTACAAGTAATGACGCTCAAGAAGTCTCAGAAGTCTTTAAAGAAGTGGACTAAAGAAGAGTGGGGTACTAAGTCAGGTAAGCCCTCAACACAGGGAAAGAAAGCAACAGGTGAGAGGTATCTTCCGAAGAAAGCTAGAGAGGCGCTGTCAAGCAAAGAGTATGCTGCTACAACCAAGAAGAAACGAGCAGATACAAAGGCGGGTAAGCAGCACAGCGCACAGCCTAAGAAGATTGCAAAGAAAACTAAACCATACAGGAAAAAATAATGCCTAAAGATCCTAGATTAGAACGAGCAGGAGTTAGCGGATTCAACAAGCCTAAGAGAACTCCTAAACATGCAAAGAAGTCTCATGTTGTTGTTGCTAAAGACGGTGACAAGGTTAAAACAATTAGGTTTGGTGAGCAGGGTGCTAGTACAGCAGGTAAGCCTAAGGCAGGTGAGTCAGCTAAGATGAAAGCAAAGCGCAAATCTTTTAAAGCAAGGCATGGTAAGAACATTGCTAAAGGTAAGATGAGCGCGGCTTACTGGGCTGATAAAGTAAAGTGGTAGTTACTTAACTACTCTTATATCTAGTCTCTCTGCTTTTACAATCTTAGCAGCTGCGTCAATAACAAAGCTAGAGTGGTTCTCTAAGAGCTGAGTGATAACTTCTATATTCTCCTCACTGAGTTCCACTTGTGCTAGTGCTGTAATAATCTCTGAGTTCACACGTAGTGCTAATGCCAAAGGCGTTTCTGGTAACATAAAGATATCTTCTGTTATCATAGCGCCTGTAGCTCCTTCTGCAAATAGTTATGAAGCCCCTCTAGTTTAACAGTAGCCTCCTGCAATGCTTTCTTAACATACACCCTATCCTCTACGTCAAAGAGATCTAATCCTTTTTCTTGAAGCTTACTAAAGTCAGTCATCAGGTTACCATTAGAATCTATGTACACTTGAAAGGATATGATGTTAGCTCTCATAACTCACACACTCCTGCAACACATGCTAAGGTCTGTGATCCTTCAGTATTATCGCTAGACTCTGCTAAGTCCCAGCTCATGTCCGTAGGCATCTCTTTCAGTAACTTAGTATATTCTACTTTGTCAATCTTCTGATAGGGTGCTTGCTTGTATACATGCTCTTCTTCAGGAAGGAAACTAATACCACTGACGCTATCGAAGTTCTCCCAGATCCATTGACAGACAGCGAAGAAGTTATCGTCGTTGTAGTAACAGGTCATGGAAGGCTTATGCTCACACCAGTGATCCTGATAGATCTTCCACAAGTATAGCTGCTCCATAGCGCCCATGCTTTCAACAGTGACTGCTTTGTTAGGGGCTTTCTGTGGAAAGCTGAATATCCAGTTAGATATGTTCGTTACGTCCTCTTCGTGAGGAAACCCTGCTTCAATCATTGCTGTTGCAAGAGGGTCTTTCTTATCAGCGCGTACAGTCCTGACGTAGTAATCACTGAAACGAGGATGGATACCTGAAGCACTGTCAGTAAGCTGTGAAACTGTTCCACTAGGCTTAACGCATGTGATAGCAACAGACTGATTAACACCCAGAGTCTCTGCCCACTTCTTATTAGTCTTGACTGCTACAGCCTTTAACGTTTCTAAAAGCTTACCAAGCTTCTCAGATCCTGTAGAACCATTGGTTAGTTTACAGTCCATGATCCCTGTCATAGACACACCTAGCAATGCTTCTTCTTCGGTGTTCTTTTTCCACACGTTACGTAAATAACGGAAGTCTGTCATTGTAGATTGTAGTGTTCCTAGTATCGTAGCAACCTTAACTTTATCTTTAAGAGTCTCTTCAGTGTCATCAGCTCTTACAATAACTTCTGAAAGGTTACAGAACTGATAAGGTCTGAGGATGATTTCACTACAAGGGTTAGTACCAAACTTAAAGGTAGCATCTCTACGCTCGTTACGCGCTGCAATCTTTTGAGCAGCAATACGACTAAAGATACCACGCTCTCCAGACTTAGAATCGTAGAGACGTTTCATTTCTCCTGAGTAGGTATCGAAGTCAGGCTTCTCTGAGTAAACAGCACTGTTATTAGCTAAGGCTCGTTGCCCGTTAGTGTCGTACCAGTTACCGTTCTTTGCATTAGACATACGGTTATCAGTTACATTACTTAAACTAATAAGAGCAGATCGACGAACACCGCCTACAACAACAATGTCAGCGATCTTACATACTAAGTCATGACACTCTAGTGAAGTAAGCTTACGTCCTGTTGCACCTTTGAACAGTAGTACTGCGTAGTTGAACAGATCTGCTAAAGGTTGTGGGCCACTTGCTCTGCCTCCAAAGGTCTTGAGCCTAGCCCCTGCTGGACGTATCTTAGTTAGGTCACACTTAGGTACTTTACCTGCGTAGAGAAGGCTTATAAGCTCTCTGAAAGCACTAGCCCAGCCTATCTTACTGTCAGATACAACAACGGTTGACTCTGTATCGTGGAAGCTATCAGCAACCACAGGAAGCTGGTTAACATAGTCACGTTCTACACTGAAGCCTACACCTGTACCACACAGGAGAATGTACATAAGCTCATCAAAAGAACGAGGACTATCAATAGGAAGGTAAGAGCAGTTGAACCCTGCTACATTGTCACGCTCTAGTGCTATACCTGCTGTCATGAGACAACGCATAGAGGGCATTACTTCTTGAGCTGTAATAGACTTCTTTAAAACCTGTGCTTCGTTGTTATTAATCTGTTCTCTATCTATAAAGAACTGTAGGTAACGGTCTATTGTTTCATCCCATGTCTCTCTTCTTTGTTCGCCGTCTAAATAACGAGCGTATCTACTCTTGTGTATGTACTGCTGATACTGATCCATCTATGTTCTCCTGAACTAGTTGTAAGTCCTCACTGCTTTCTAAGCTTCTGAGTTCTTCTATTTTAATGCTTTTAAAGTTCTTGTGGTCTTTAGTAACCTTGCCTTTACGCTTCTTATTAAACTTACCGCGTCTCTCTGTTTTTCTATCAAGATAGTTTTTTTCTAACATCTTCCAGAACCTCTAGCAGTTTGTTCTCATACCACTCAGCTTTTTTTAAATCCTCTATCCCGTTCTTATGTGGGTAACGCCAGCGGTATTTAAGAGAGTTACCTCGTAAGTAACCTATAAACTCTTCGTCTGTAAGCATAGCTCTAATACCATCAATGCACTCTATACTACCACTATTATAATGAGAAGGCTTGTTAACTATATCAAAGTCTTTAGGAAAAAGATCAGTCTGTTTACTGCTTTCTGAATCTTTAGCAGCTCTGTGTACGGCATCCCACTCATCAGCTGTTGCGTTATTTAACATAAGGTATCCTATCCGTTCGTTAGTTGTTTCGTCTGAACTCATTCTTCACTTCTCCATTCTTCTGGCACTGTCTCAACAGTAAACCACCTGAACTCATTAGCCGTGGCCCATTCACCGTGGCTTCTTTTAGTACCGTCTTTACGTTTCTTAGCTTGAGGCATCGGTGCTTCAGCATTAGCAAAAAGAAACACTAGCTCCGTGTCACTAGGTAAAGACTTTCTTATCCAGATATACTTACTGAATTCTCCGAAGTCCCAGAACCTACCTTTAGCTTCGATGATTATCTTTTTACGACCTATCTTTTTTGTGAAGTCGGGGTGGTAGTTATGATCTATTACATAAGGAATCTTACCATCGTGATGATCCCATTCTTGAAGCAAGGTATCGTGTAGAACCTTTTCCCACTTGGAATCATAACCAGCAGGTTTACCTTCTTCAACAGGTCTTTTAGCTCGTGGTTTTCTTTTCATGTCAGTGTACTAACCCTTTTCTTTTTACTGATTCTAATTCTAACAGGACTATAAGTTGATAAACAACCTCTATAGGAACATCAGCAATAGTGCTTTGTTGTGATAGGAAGAAACGTGCTAGGTTAACAATGGTTAACTCTGGCTCTGTATCTAATACATCTGATGGTTCTATCACGAGCTTCTTGTCTTTCTAACTCTGTCTTCGATATCACGTATAGTAATATCATCTAAAGCTTTTAACTTTCTTTTTAAAATTAACTTGATGTAAGCCTTAGATCCCCTATAAGAATAAGGGATTGACCAAGCTGTTCCGTTTTTAGCAGACAAAGGATTCTTGGTAGTGATATCCTTTTTGGTTATCTTCTCAATCTCTGAGTCAGGTAGAACAGTCTTCAACCATTCAGTAGAGATGTCTAAAGCTTTCTTGTTAATTCTTTTAGATAAACGTCTATTCATTTTAAGTATACCTCTTGTACTTTTGGCATTGATATAACCCTTGTAAAATACTTAACACCATTAGAGTATTTAAAAGCTCTTAGACCTACACCGTTGTTTGAATCTTTCCAGCACTTACCTTTGTGAGGACAGTACACACATCCAGAAGCTAGTCTAAGGTTACCTTTCTTTCCTTCTGCTAGTTCAGAGTAACAGATATCAGGAGGTGTATCCTTCTCTAGGCTATCTTTGATACTGGCTATCCTAGTTCTGATGTTAGGCTTGGAAAGCTGTCCCGGTCTAAACAAACAAATCTCTCCTGTCTCTTTATTGATAGCAAAGAAACCACCATCCTCTGTACCCTCTGCTTCTTCGTAGCCAGCTAACTGAGCCATGTAACCGAAAGGGTCATCGTTAACTAGTGTACCCTGAGAGAACTTTTTAAAAGAGAAGTTAGAGGCTGTCTTAATATCAACAACCTCACCATCTATCTTACAGTCCATGTGTCCTTTGATACCATCAACCTCTACTTGTTTTTGCATAGCCGTTACAGTATGTCCTGATAGTTTAATCAGTAGTATTGCAATCTGCTCTAGTAGATGTCCATATAAAAACTTAATGAAAGTAGAGGGGTGTAGCTTCTCTTTAGTCTCAGGGGTATCTTGCATGTCATACCACACCCTACGTATAGGACGACCTACGTTAGACATGCGGATAGTCTTTGACTGTAGGTGAGGGGTTGACCAACCGTCAAGAGCCTCTCTCATATTAACAAGAAACTCTTCTGTAAGTTCTTCTGGTATGTCTATGCCTACGTCAGAGTTAAGCCCTTCAAGTACAGCATAGATATCAGGTATTAAATTATCTAGATCTTTCATGTGCGATGCCTCACGAACCGTATCTTCCGTGTATGAGAGTTGTAGTGTAGGTACTGAACACCAAGTTCTTTCTGCATGTCTGTTCTCTTAGAGAGACGACTATCCTTGTAAGACTTAACATCTATCAGGGTTAGTTCTCCTTCAGGTGTCATAGCAACAATATCAATAGGGCCTGTGCATCCACAGTTTCTAAAGACTTGGTATCCATTATCCCACAACCATGTTATAGCGTAATGCTCTGCTAGATCGCCTATCCTACTTGAGTCATGCTTAGGTTTATCATTTGTTATTTTAGTTGGTTTCATACTCTGTCTCCGTCAACGGCTGGAACTTGTTTGATTTAATTAAGTTATCTTTTGCTGGTATCGCTTGAAGGTTTGTTTCTACATGTAGTCCTGATACAAGCTTACCTTTAAGAGGGATGATATGATCCACATGGTAAAGTTCACCTGTCTCTACAGTCAACGCTCTAGCTTGTTTGTATACCTGTTCAATCAGCTTTTTATTTGACCATGAAACAGTCCGTTGTAATTGAGCGGCTCTACGCTGGGCCTTGTTTGCTCTTACACGGGCTGGGTTCTTCAGTCGCCACCTTTTGGTTTCAGCACTCTTTAGTCGGGGATTAGCCGCCCTCCAAGCCCTATTATAAGCCCTTCGTTTTTCTTTAGTTGCAGCCCTGTAAGCCATTATTTTTTCTTTATTTGCAACCCTGTAAGCCGCTCGTCTTTCACGCTTTTCTTGATCAGTGAGTTTCATAAGAATTATTTCCCTTATGTTTACTGGTTATTTTTTATAATTTCTTTGGCGCAGTAATAACAAACATCATCAATGTCTCCAAACTCTGTTTCACTTGGGTGTCTCCAGTGGGTAGTCACAGAGCAATCATGACTGCCTATACTAACAGTGAAAGGTGGACTCCCCTCGAAATAATGCTCCTCCCATTCTTCCCCTTCGTCAGAGGGGTCTGAAGGTACGTATTTGTTTAATTTTAAATCGTATTTTATTGGGAGGTATTGCTCTACTTCCTTACAAAAACATAAGCTATCTTTATTAATGTGTTTCACTCCAGTTTTCTCCTACCTTATGCTCCCCGTCAAGTGGGCAGCTTAGTTTAAGAACTTCACCAGCTTCAATTATAGACTGAACTCCTAGCTTACCAACCTCTTCAGCCTGATCTTCTCTTACCTCTATCTGCCACTCGTCATGTACATTAGCAACGAAGTGAGCATCTAAATGCTTTATCTTTTCATCTAGTATAACAAGAGCTTGCTTCATTACTATAGCTCCTGCTGATTGTAGCAGAGTATTCAATGCACTATGCTCACTACGTACTGTAAGCTTACGTCCATCTAATCCTTTGAGATATCCTTTTTCACACGCTGCTTCAACTCTTCTCTTAAGCTTTGCGAATGATGGAAGATTATCAAAGAAAGATTTTCTAAGTCTCTCTCCAGCAGCCTTACCTCCTCCAGCCACTTCTCCAAGCTTAGCATCTCCTGCTCCGTATAGAAGCGCATAGATGAATGTCTTAGCCTGATTTCTTGATTCAAGTCCTGCAAGTTTTTGATTAGTGGTGTGAATATCTCCGTTAAGGATTTCATTAGTATACTCCTTGTCGTCCATATAGTGAGCAAGCATTCTTAGTTCTAGACCTGAAGCATCTATACCTACCAGCTTCTTGCCTTGAGGTACAGTCCAGCAAGAGCGACACTCTTCACCATACTTAGAACCTGAGTTAGGAACCTGCGCTAGGTTAGGGTTACGGTGAGACATGCGCCCTGTGATAGTACCATTAGGTATGACGAACCCATGTACTCTACTGTCGTCAGCTTGCTTCTCAAGCCATGATTTAATCTGTCCTTCTCGCTTCTGTAGCAGGAAGAACTCTTTAATTAACTCTGCTTGAGGGATGTCTTTGATAAGGCTGAGTGTCTTCTCGTTTATGACAGGTCTACCATTAGGGGTAAGCTCAGTAGGAACCCAACCAAAGTCCTGTAGGTACTCGCCTATCTGTTTACGTGAACCAAGGTTAAGTTCGATACAGGTAGTACGTGTTATATGAAGAGGAACATCATGGTTCTTCTCAGAGAAAAGACTATGCTCTTCTTCCGTTAACCTTACAGCAGGTATTGCTTCTGCTTCTTTCTCTTTGAACTCTCTTCTAAGATCATAAGAAGTACCAGACTCAGCAAGCTTAGAGATTGATCCTGTCTTGGTGAAGCGTGGATACAGTTTCTGTTTAAAAACTTTAGGAAGGAATACTTCTTTAGTTTCTTTCTCAACCACTGTCATACGTTCCCGTATCTCTGCTAGTAGTATCTCTGCTTTACGATCATCAAAGTAAAAGCCGTAAGACTCCTGCTCTTTCATGATACCTGCTACACCATGCTCTAGCTTAACTGAGTCAGGTGAGAAGCCTTTACTCTTCTCTCTTAAAGCAAAGTATACCTGAGTGTTAAGCTCTACATCTCTTATGCAATACTCCAGCATCTCTGCTGTATAAGCCTCAAACTCTTTGAAGTCCATCTTATTGAAACCAAGATCATGACCCCACTGTGCTAAGCTATGCCCTCCATCTCTTACAGGGTTGAAGAGGCGCGACAAAACAAGCGTGTCTATCAGAGTCTTATCTGTAGCAAAGGTAGGCTTATTCATAACACGCCTTACAACAGGGATATCAAACCCTATTATGTTATGCCCTACTAAAGAGTCTGCATTCTCTAGCAGTTCATATGCCTCATCTAATTGATTAGGCCCGTAGCTATATACTGTTTTAGAATCTACATCTTGAGCAACAATACACCATATCTTTGTTGCATCAAGCCCGTCTGTCTCTATGTCGAATACAAGTCTGCTCATTATTCAAACCCCAATACTACGTCTTCTTCACTGTTATTAGTGATGTCATCTGTTGCAATCTCAGCAAGCCTACCCGTGTCATTATCATATAGCAAATGAGTAGCTAGTCCTACGTCTCCTGTGTACCTAGACTTGAGTATGCGTACCTTAGTGGTAGAAGCTTCAACAGCATCAGTAGACTGCTGGTTACGCTCCAAACTAAGAACACAATCGGATAGCTGAGCGATAGACTGACTACCTCTGAGATGATTAAGACCTGTCTCGATACCGTTCTCATGTCCTTTGTTACCGTCGATCCTACGTAAGTGAGACACTAGTATAAGACATACACCTGTCTCTGCTACTAAGGTTCTAAGTCGGTGCATGATAGCGTCAATCGTTCGTCTCTCATCTCCGTCAGCACTGGTTGATACAAGCATGTGAAGGTGGTCAACAACAACCCACTTACAGTCACAGCCTACTATCATAAAGCGGAGCTTGCTAAAGATTGCATCAATGTCATTGGCTCCGTGATGAGCATGTACCCATACCCTGTTCCTGTTCTCGCCATCGTAAAGAACATCAAAGAAGTCATCTAACTCTTGATCAGTAAACTGCTCTCTGATCCTATCAATGTGAAGCTTTGCATTAGCCTCGATAGATAAGATACCGTCAATCGTTCTTCTCCAATCCTCTTCAAGAGCAATGACTCCTACGTTATCTCCTGTCTGCTTGATAAGCCAATGCTCTAGCTCTCTAGTAACAGATGATTTACCAAGACCAGTACCACCCGTTATAGTAATAAGCTCACCCTGATGCATACCTTCTAGCTTATCGTTCAATCCTTGCCAAGGGAAAGGGATAGAAGGTTTCTTCTCTCTGTTCTTATACTTGTCACGGTTCTCAGAAACATTCATAACACCGGAAGGTGTATAGGTCTTAGCGTCCCAGAAGCAACGAACAAACTGGGCATGTTGGTTACCCTTTAGCATGTCGTTTGGGTCTTTGAAACCTTCAGGAAGGGTGAGTATCTTAGACTTACTAGGCTTGAGGATACGTGCTACCTTACGTGCTGCTTCTCTGCCGTGTGTGTCTGCGTCAAAGGCAATGATAACATTCTCAAAGCTCTCTATGTACTCAAGGTTATCTTTGATATCTCTCTCTGCACTCTGAGCGCCTGACTTAATACTAACGACAGGCCACTTAGATCCAAGGAGTTCGTAAGCAGCCATTGCATCACACTCTCCTTCAGTAATGGTTATGTACTTACCTCCTTCTTTAAATAAGTTCTGTCCGAAGAGAGGTGCTTTCTTATTTTCACCAGACCAGAAGAAACTCTTGTTGTCTACAAACCGTGTCTTGTTTGCTACAACTTCGTTGCTATCATAGTAAGGATAGATATGCTTCTTGATATCTCCTGCTTGGTCAAAGGTTACTTTAACTCCGAACTTCTTTGCAGTCTCTAATGATATCTGTCTATCACTTAGAGCAGCGTACTGCCCTTCGTCTGCGAATGATACGGGTTCTCGTGGATTGTTTCTGGTTAGGTTAGGTACTTCTTGCATCTGTGAACTTCCATTTTTGTGTGGATTGTTTGTGTCTTTTAACCATGCGCCATGTGAAAAACAAAACGCGCTCCCATCCTCGTTGACTGAGAGAGCGTCACTGCTATTGCACTCGGTACACGGCTGATGTGTTAGTACGAATGCCATCAGTTTATTCCTCTGTTGTTTCTTCTTCCTCTACCAAAGGTAACAAGGATGTCTCATCTATGTTCTCTTGAATGAACTCATGAAACGTCTTGGATGCAGCTGAAAGGATATCAACCTTTTTCCTTAGCATCAGTATCTCAGCCTCGACTTCAGCAACGTAGTCATACGCTGCTTTACCTTCAGGGCTGAAAAGCTCTGCATCATGGATATCTTCGTTAAGTTTATAAGTATATTTAGCCATTAAAATGCCACCTCATCTTCTGTGAATTCTACTACAGCTGGGCCTGTCTCGATAAGATCTAAGACTTGAACAGCGTTAACGATAGGACGCTTGTACTTACCTTTAGCGTAGGACATAGGCGACCACTGCACTGCTACTCTAGAACCATTACCAATCATATCAGTAAAAGAATTCTTTTCTGAGTCAACCACAATAGGTGCAAGGTTCTCAGTACCGTTGTAGTTAAGGTGATACTTGTAAAAAGTAATCACATTATCTTCAGTGTACTTAGTACGACCAGCAGGGCGTAGACCTACATTAAACCCAGCGTTCTGAAACTTGTTATAAGTATCGTCACTTACAGCTAAGTTAATTTCCCATCCGTACTTACCAGCACCGGGGGTTTGCTTCTCAGTATAGTCAGCGACAGGCTTACCTACATGTGCATAGTAAGCGATGCCTTCAACGATCTGTGGTATTCCATCTATATTTTTCATTTGTTCTCCAATAATTTAATTATAAAGGTTGTTTGTGCTACGTTACTTCTTACTCTACTTCTTTATTTAACATGAACTCGTCAAATAATTTGTAAGCATCTTCAGAGATACCTTCACCAAAGCTTATCACATAAGTACCATCTGCTTCAACAGCGTGTAGCTTGATAAGTATTTTATCAACGTACATCAGTGTCTCATGTTGTAACTTGAACGCAAAGAAATCTTTCTTAGATACTCGCAAAGTTCTGCCTTCCATTATGATCCTCCTAAATGTTCTATGAAGTCAGGGATAAAACTAATTATATCGTCTAGGTCAGTTGATAGTTCTCCTTGCACTTCAACCATTCTCATTTTAAGAAAGTTAATGAACTTTAATTTCACTGCTCCTTCAGGTGTACGTGTACCAAGACTCATAACAAAAGCATAAGCCCATGCATCATCAACCGCCTCGTAAAATAAGACTGAGTTACCGCTTGTCATTATACTTCTCCTTTAAAGTCTTTGATAAAGTTTACCACGTTACTTAAGTAAAGCAAGCCAGCTCGTTTCTAGTTCAGTAACATTATCTATCTCATCTTTAATAAGCAGTGCTAGTTCTTTAGCCTCTTCTTGTGCGCCTTCATGTATCCTCTGCTTAACAACACGAGCAAAGGCAACTAGACTACCCGACCATACCCACTCAGTCATAGTAGACTGTGGTAGTACTATACGCGCTTGTTCTGGTGCAACACCTGCCGCTATAAGCTTCTTGTATAGCTCTAGTACATAGGCTCCTATCTCTTCTACCTCACCATCTAAAGACCAAGTATCTCTATCATCACCATCTTCCTGCCTTAACAGAGCGCCTAACTCTGTACCGTGCCAGCTTGATAGATCAACTATACCACCACTTCCCTGTTTGATACTGCCGTCTGGTCTACCACGCCACGCTGTAGGGGAATAGAACTCAGGTTCACTATCTACATAGCGCCTACTAACCTCGTTCCACACTAGACCTACCTGATGTTTAACCATCTGACGGGCTATGAATATAGGAGCCTTAACTCTGAACGACAACTGAACATGTGCAAAGGGTGTCCAGTGATCATGCGCTGCTAGGTATTTAATTAACTTCTTGTCTCTCTCTTTCAGCTCTACTGATACTGTTTGAAAGCTAACCCTAGCACTATTGACTACAGTAAGGTCATCTCCCATACGATCAATAAGCTCTGCTTTCATCTTGCTCATAGATTATCCTCTTCAAAGATATCAGTACTTGTATGGAATGATATGAACTGTGGGTGATTATCATAGAGGCATACATGTTGATTAGACATTGTATAGATGGTACATGCCCCGTACTCTTGACGGTGAGAGCGTTTAACTAGAGCAACATGATCACCCTCTGTCATGGTGAATGATGCGGGTTCACTAGTATTAAACATGTCACCGCTTAGTGCATAGCTTAGATCTTTAAATAAGTTAATCATTGTCATACCCTTCTGATGATTTAATAAAACTTGCTAGTGTGTAGTCAGTAAACTGTTCAGGTGGTTCGGGTGTTATCCAAGCCCTAGCCAATAATACAGCACCTTCTTTACTGAACCCTTGCTGATAAGATGTACGCCATGTCAATTTCTTTTCTTCATGACTTAGTTTTTTCTTAGTCATTACTTAACCCCTCTACAGATTCTTCAATAATATAACGTGTAACTTCTTTCGTTCGCCAGAAGTCTAAAGGCATGTATGTTAAGTACTTATTAATCTTACCCAGCTTCACGTACTCTTCCTTTGTTAGTGTGATATTACGTAGGTCTTTCACATCTTTAATATCCATTACAGTACCTCCTTTATTGTATAATAATAACCAACTATATTAGGCATGAGTTCATCATCTCTATCTTTTTCAAGCTGGGCTACTCGCTTGATAGCATCCTCGTGGAGCGCATAAATAAACATAGCACTGCTTGTCGCAAAGGGGGTGTCGATTCTTGTACTTTCCATCACTACATATACATTCATAACATGATACCCATAATCGCTAATAATATAATTATAAGGATAATAACTAGGTAGGAAGAGAAGAAAACTACGTCTCTATGAGTGATCAAGCCTTCTCTAATATCTACCCAGATATCTTTAGCCGAAAGGATGAAACGTACGCAAAGACGTACGCTTTTCTTAAAGCTTTCAACTATGTAACTAGTCACTAGCTTTCTCCTGCTCACTAATAAACTCATCTGCTTTTTCCTCTATCATTAGGTAATAAAAGACATCGTGAAAAGATTGTAGCAGTTCTTTATCTAGTTCTACCTGCTCTCGTAAAGTTATATAAGACTCTTTGATAAACTCAATGCCTATCTCTTCGGTCATCTCCCACTCTATATCAATCTTCATTCGTTTATAAACTCCTGTCTAATAGTTAACTGTACGGTTACGTACCCGTCAGGGTGATAACGGTAAAGGCTAGTAAACTTATCTCTTAAATCTAACATTTTCTGAAGCTGATCTTTATCACTTTCTTCATCCGTAAAATCGGAGTAGCAAGAAACACAAGCAAGCATATGTTTTTCTTTTTTCTTGACCACATCATCTACTAATTTATATGACATCCAGTAAGCCTCAAGTACAAAGTCTGCTTCGGTATCAATCTTCATGCTGCTAAACTCCTTGCACATGTAGAGCGTACTGCGTCCTGTCTACGTACCTGTGTAGTCAACTGAGTATTGACACTCGTTGTCCTTGCTT